TTCTCATGATTTCGCCTCTATATCGCACAACACGGGGATTTCGTCAGATTCCAGTATCAAATTTTTCGCATTTCCATTCAGCACGGTATCCGCGATATCCAACACGCAGGACAGCGATAAAATACGCGATTCTAATTGCGCGATACGCACGGTTAGAACGTTTTCGTTTTTCCATTCTTCCGCCAATTCCTTAAAATAATTTCGCGCCGCTTCCGCGACCTGACTTTTCGCGTCTTCCCATCGCCAGCCGGATTGAAAAACAATATTTGTTTGAATGAAAATCGATTTAGGCGATACGCCGACTACTGTAACCGTATGCCCGATAGGCGCCAGTCCCATGCCTTGACCGTGATTTATTTCGGGATCAATCGCGGTTTGAACTTTTTCGATCAGAGCTTCGGACGGCGCGGAATAGTCGGAAGAAATAATCGTTAATTTCACCGTCCCTCCGCCGTTCCAGCAAGGGGAAACATGAACGCCGCCCACGCCCGCAATTTGATTTACTCGTTCTATATAGTCTGCGATATTGCCGCCAAACGCTTCCCCGTTGACGGAGGCGTAATATTTTTTACGTAAAGAATCCGTCGTGTCCCCTTCTTCGCCGGGAATCAGAACGCCGGTAATTTTAGCGGTTCGCAGACCGTTTACCGGTTGAATCGGCAATAGAACGCCGCCGTATTGATTCCCTGCGGAGCCGAGCGTTTCCGCTTGCAATTTATATTTTCCGTCTGATATTTTTTCAGTAACGACGTAATTGACGCTTTCGCAATTAAAACGAGTTCCCGCCGGTAGAGTCAGCGTTATAGGAATAAATTCTCCTTGTACGACGGCGGCGGATTCTTCTTTTACGGCGATTCCGCGTTCTTTACAACGGAGCAATAAATATTGTAAAGAAGCCGTGTCTACAAACGTTTCGTCCATAATTACGTCGCATTCCATATACGCTTTCGCCAATTCGGCGGCGGCGGGCGCGAGCGCGTCGTAAATTACGGAACCTTCCCGTTTATCCACCGTTTCGGGAATACGGTCAAGCATACGATCTAAAATAACGTCGAACGACATAATGTCTGAATAACGACCAATCATGCTTTACACACCCCATTTTAATTCAGAGATTATGTTTCCCTGCGTCGTTTTAACGGTAAATGTCACAGTCAGCACGCCGCGTTCAGAACGTTCAAAAACGAAATCGCATACTTCCATAATTCTGTCGTCCTGTAATAACGATTCCTCTATCGCTTGCTGCAACTGAGCTTGCAAATAATAAGAAATATTTTCTCCAATCAAAGGCGATAAATGAATCCCGTAATCCCAGGAGAACATTTCATAATCAAACCGTTCGGTATGGAGAATCAGAAAAACCGCCTGCCGCATCGCGTCTGCCCCGGTTATCATACCCCTAGAGGGTTTGCCGGAGAAGTTTAACCGATATGTGACCGTCGGCGGTTCCACCACTGAAAAATCAGCCGTAAAATCTTCTATATAATCGGACGGCAGCATTATAATTCTCCTCTTTTCCCCAGAATCAAATAAGATTGACCGCCTTGTATCTGCAATAACAGTAAACAATCGTCTATTTCAAAATCCTCTTTTTTCACGCCGTCCAGCACGATAAAAAACTTTTCGGAAAGGAGTAACGTTTGAGAAATTTGTATTTGAAACGGTTCGAGAGAACGCACGGAACCGTAACAAATAGAAACGGGTTTCGATTCTTTTACCGCGTTTAACGCAACCGCCCGAATAGATTCTATAAAACGTTCCGTGTTCATACTTGAAATTCTCCTCTCACGCCCGATAACGATAAATCCATCGTGTGCAGACCGTGTGAAAAAGTATGTTTCGCTTTTTCAATCAGCATATAATTAGAGATATTGATATCTCCCAGTCCCATTTTTACAGCGACCATACAGCCTGCGCGGGCTTTATAGTTTCCGACTATTTTCTTCACCGTCAGTTCCCGCCGTATGACGTTATAATATGATAACAGGGATTTTGCTTTTAACGATAAATCGGCGGAAGAAAGCGCGTTATCTATTTTTTCATAATATTGTAATACGCCCCATCTGCTTTGATTGACGGTATCGTTCGTTACGTAAACTTCCCGTTCGCCGGTTTCTTTATTATCGAACGCCAATTTAATTCGCGTATACACGTCTTTATCAATGGAAGATATATAAGTGTAATCCTGCGCGGTATCCTGATCAATCAGAATGGGTAAAATCATATCCTGCAACGGTTTTAACGTCAACTTTCCGTAATCGTCGTATAAAATAAAAATTTTTCCGGTATTTAGTATCGTTAAATCCGCCGCGTTCGCGAGAATATCAAATACCGTGCCGTCCTCAATTCTGTGCGGAATTTTATAACTGGTATCGGCAACCGTTCCGCAATGCAGACTGTAATCATCCGCCAGCATTTTTAACAATTCCGCGTATGTTTTATCTTCATAGGAAAGCGTGTCTTTATTCTTAAAATAGCGTAGTTGGTCGTAACAAACAACGTCGATGAAATGTTTATCTGAACGGCTTTTCTGAAAGACATATCCGTAAAAAAACGCCGGTATTATTCCAACGAAAAGAAACCGGATTTCCTTCATGGAAGTTTAACGTTTCATCTTTTAGAACGGTAAATTTTAAAGAAGACGGTTTTCCTATTCGCACCGTCTCCCAGACGATATCTTCTTATACTACCGGTCGCTGAATCGCGCCGTTATTATTCTGGATGAGAATTTCCGCGCCGTTTTGCAGATGTTCTTCCGCTTTCCAGAGAATTTCTTTCCGTGTTCCAGTCACGCCGGTCACAGACTGTACTTTTACGGTAGTAATCGGTTTTGATTCCGGTTTACTTTCCTCTTTTGCTTCCTCAATTTCGACTTCTCCGCCGTCCCCGTCCAGATCGAGCGCTGCGCGTCCGCGCCGCTTTCCCCATTCGTAACATTCCGCAGCGGAAGACATCAAAATATCGAAGTGATACACGCCGTTCTCTATGGTAATTGCGCTGCCGGTGTCGTTGACTCGAAATGTTCTGCCGTTCAGCCGAGATTCTCCTTCGGCTTCTAGAATCGTCATTTTCGCGCCGTATGGGACGCTTTTGGGCGCGGCGCAGGTGTTTTGGGACGGGTCAAGCGGGTTCCCGACGCAATCCAGAAAGCCGCCGTTATCGCCGCTGTTTGAGGGAAAATACGCGGTAAATAAGGCTGGCACGATATTTTTCGCCTTGCTCGCGCTTTTTCCCTGCGCGGTGTTTCCCGTGTAATTGGAAACCGTATCGCTTTCTTTGACATAATCCTGCGGATTAACGGATTGCTCGTTCTTGTGCATCCCAAAATGTAAATGGGGTCCCGTTGAATTTCCCGTCGTACCGACGGCGGCAATCTTTTGCCCCGCTTTTACCGTTTCTCCCGCCGAGACGTACAGCGCTGAAGCGTGCCCGTAAAAACTCGTTAAGCCGTTTCCATGATCGATACTAATATAATTCCCGTAGCCGTTAACCCATCCAGATATTTTAACGGTTCCCGCGCCGAAAGCTAAAATGGGCTCTCCTCCCGCGGCGGCTAAGTCTATACCGTCGTGAAATTTAATTCCGCCGTAAATTGGATGCTTGCGATTCCCGTATCCGCTGGAAATATAACTATATGAAGGACAGGGCCACACATACTTCCCCACTTTTTTCCTTCTTTCTTTTTACGTTGGAAGTTTCAGGACGGTATCTGGATAAATCCACCGACCATTAGACGAACTGGCTTTACCGTATTTTTTCGCCGCTGCTTCGATGGTATCTTTGTTTAAAGAATAAATTTCTTTTTCCCTTGAACCGTCGCCTAACTTTTTTTTCGCGATACTCCAAAGACAATCGCCTTCTTTCACTGTGTACGTTTCTTCTTTCGGTTTGGAGTCTGTTTCCCGCTTTTCGGTTACTGTAGCTGTGGTTTTCTTTTCTTCTTTTTTAAACGTCAGCGTTTTTGTCTGGAAATCGCGAAATTGTAATAATTCAATTTGCGCCATAACGTCCATGCCGTACTTTTCCGCGTCCTCGTTGAATTGACAACTTTCCAGAGAAACCCGCATAGGCGTAGCCTGCGCCAATCGCTGATTAGCGTCGTCGATACGAAACAAAGTAAAGATAAACGGTTTGCACTCGTTTTTTAATTTCTCCAAATGCTCCATATAATAAGATGCGGGTTGATAGCCTTCCGGATACTGACCAAACGAATATTGCTGATTAGGCAGCAGTGCGTTAAAACTGATTTTCGATAATCCGGGCGGTTTTAAAATATTGATTTGTCCTTCGTTAATCAGCGTAAACGTTTTATCTTGATTGCCAAACTTGATTGTCACCGCAGACGGCGTTACTGGAAGTAGAACGCCGTGTATCCAGAATTGATACATTATATATGCGCTCCTTCCATACTGACCGCCACCGCGTCTACAATACCGGAAATGAGCGCGTTTGTAACGCCGTCTAAATCCATATCGGACGCAATATTGTTGTTATTCGTTAAATCAATATTGATGTTCGCGGTAGTATATTTATAAACTTCCCGCCGTTCCGCGATATCGCGCAATAGTTTCAAATCTTCGTTGGACAATTCTAAATTATCCGCGATTTTGTCCGTATTGTCCGCGATATCTTTCACAGCGTTATTTATGCCGTCTAATCCGGTTCCATTGTTGAATAAATCCGCCGTCGTCTGCGCTCCGGTTGGGTCGCCGGACGGTATTTCTATTCCCAGCGCGTCGAGAAGAGAAAAATTTGAAATTTTATCGTCTATTCCCTGACCGAACGAATAACCAGCGTTCCATGCGTTCCCATATTCAAACCGCTGCAAGTGTAAATCTTCTGAACGAATGGACGCCATAATTTCTTTGCCATGTCCAAACGTATCGCCTACCCAGCCGTCAAGAGAGTTTCGCCAACCTTGCACTGCTCCGGCTAACTGCGAACCGAAAATCGTATCAATCGCAGAAGCAAGACTTTGCAGCAAAGAAAGAACAGTATCAACCAAGTCAAAGAATAACCGTGCGATGGAATTTACCGGATCGTCGAACACATTGGCAAAGAAGTTTGCAAAATCGGCGATAAAATTCCACAGCGTAACAAAAGCGTCTATGATTAAATTCGCCGCCGCTATAAAAATATTTCCTATAAACGCGCCTGCCGTCGCAAGAACGCCGCAAATAATTCCGGTCGCGGAATAAGTCGTATTTTTAAAATGATTGACCGCCGCGACAGCCGCGTAAACGATAGCGATTATCGCAATGATTCCTATCACAATCCGCGTAATGGGGCACGCCAATAAAGCGGCGTTAAAACCATATTGCGCGACTGTCGCCGCAAATGTCGCCCCAGCTCCCATAGCGACAGAAGCGCTGTGAACATTCTGAGCGAAAGTTTTCGCCGCCATAATTCCCGTTGAAATCATGTCGGTTCCATTGGCAATAGCCTGCGCCGCATTATATA